GCTAGTTCCTGATAACACTTACCAATGTGCTCAAGACCCGGCTCTAATACATTTGTTACCCATGATCGTACTCGTCTTGTACCATATTCATCTTTTGCAAGAAAACCTCTATAGGTCTCACCACTGCCACCACTATCCATACCCATTGAAGGCGGTTGAATACCGGCAACATATTCCATATCAGACTTGGAATCTTGCTCTATGGTAAAGAACGCATTGTTTATAGGCTGTGGGAATATCTCCTTAGGTCCATCCTGCGAGAACCCCGGTCGATACGGCAGCAAAGCGCCAGCAGATGCAGAGTATTCTTCCCATCTACGGACATCTATTTCACCCTCAACGTATTTAAACCTGAGGTTAGATGCTAAGTTAGCATGGTGAATCATGATCTGATGAGCTTTATTAATTTCTTGCTGCTTGCCTATTAGTGGTGTGACGGCACTCATTGGCATTGTAGTACCGGTATGTAGGTAAGGAATAGCTATCAACGGTGAATGTGTCATATTAAGGATCTGCTCATATACAAACTGATCACCAATAACACACTCTTTGCGTATACGTCTTTCCCAAAATGGGATGATGTCTACAACTTTGTCCATAGCTGATTTGTTCTTCTCTATCTCATCCATCTCATCTGCTGAAACTACCTTCTGTACTACCTTGCTGGCCTTCTCTTTTGCCTCATTCCGTAAGATAGCTTTCTTCTCTTGGATAGCTTGTTTCATCATCTTCTTAGTTTTATCTAGTTCAATGTCATATCGCTCACGAACTATCTCACCTTCAGTGACCTGTTCTGCTAATTCTTGTTCCTTCTCAATTAGCTGTACTTCTAGTTCAGCCTTAAAGTCTTCAACAGCTTGATCGATGCTTTTAAACACCTCTTGCATTTGACTCTCAGGTGGCTCTTCACGTACGAATAGGTTATAGAACTGCAACCTCAATGGTTCGTACATCTCATAATATTGTAATACATCATCCAACTCAGCCGTCTTAGCTTTATATGGTGTCTCTAGCTCTCCGGGCTGTATTGAATCGCTCATCGACTCGCCAACTGGTCGCTTTGAATAAGCACTACTTCTACTAGAATATGTTAACGCTTCTTCGTATCCTGATGCTGCCATAATCTTATCTTTATACCTTGGTAACAGTTGCAATAACTCTTCCCTTGGTAGATCTTTCTTTATGATCTGATATGTGGCATCTCTTTCGTATGGGTCTGTTGACCTTACGCTTGTGAATACATGGAAGGGATCTACTCTTTCAAACTTTACCTCTCCTAAACCTCTATCAGCATCGGGATCAATAATGATATGTATGTAACCTTTGCTCTTAACCAATACATCCTGCATTGATTGTGCAAATAAAGCCTTACCGTCAGATAGATACCATGAGTAGTCTACCATGTCAGTATGTACTTTTGCAATCAGTGAGTCAGATCCATCTACGCCAACAGCTCTCCACCTTGGGTTTTGAGCGGTTATAAAGAACTTCATAGTCTCTATAATCGGCGTTATTCTATTAATAATGAAGTCGGGCATACCCGCAGCTTCAAGTCTCTTCTGCTCTTCGTCAGTAAGTTGAGAATTGAGAAAGAAATCATATGACCTCTGCTCCCTTATTTGCCATTCATTACGCTTGCCTGAGTTTGTTTTCTCAAACAGATTACGCATGATATAGGCTCTCTTTTTGTTGGCCTTTGTGATGGCAGCTTTCTGGCCCCTATTTAGTATCTCTGCCATTAATCCTCCTGTAATATTCTACCAATTCTTCTAATTCCTCTGGTAACATGCTTGCTGGCTGATCCCACCCCCTCCAATTTTTATTGTGAGTATAATGTTTTTCTATTATTTTTGCACCTTGGTTGATGGCGTTCTTGGCGTGTTCAAGACCGATTGTGTGATCCGAGAATCCAGTGATTGGTCCGTTTCTAAATTCCTTTGCTTTAATTCCGTTAAAACCATTTCTAAGTACATCCCTGCGTGTGACGCATTTAAGGAAATCCGTTCCCTCGGGAAACCATTGTGGTACTTCTTCATCGGGCCAATCTCCTAATGATGCGATAATGGGCAAACCTGAATCTGCCATCATACCTATTAACTCTAAATCCCATATAATTCTTGATGCTACCTTATGACGTTTAATATCTATGTCTAATTCAGCTATCCATTTAAACCGCTCTCTATCAAATATAGATACCATAAACTCTACTCGTGATAGTAATGCTGTCTCATATAGAGTAGCTAAATTCCCCTTAGTTAGCTGAGCCGCTTTCAACTCTTCATAGTTGGTGTCCCCCGGCTTCTTTATTAGATCTGTATTATATAGTTGAAACTTCACTGCATCTGCACCTCTCCACGCTGCCATCTCAATCATGTCACATGCTGTATTAATATCAAGATTCCAGTTGTGACCTATCTCTGCTATTATCATGATACGAGTATTTCCACTGCCCTTAGATGATCGGCTATATCGTGTATTTCAAAGCCAAACATAGGTATAGCTCCAGAGTATGTATCTATATTATGTTTAACATAGTATTCCATGTCCGCAACTATCAGGCCGTTTTCCTCCCCTTCAAAATTATAGGTTCTAACTATTTTCATTTTCTTGTTTTTAAGCATTGCAATAGCCTGTTTAAGAGCTGGCGGATGTATGAATGGGGCGTTGGGCATTAAAACAACCACATATTTAAACCTCTCATTGAGCTTGTGGTCTTTCAAGGCATGTAGCACCGTTTCCTGCAACGGAACACTATCGATAGACAGCTCTTCGGGCCTACTTAATATGCTAATACCCTGCCCCAAACGCAGGTCTTCTTCAGCTATATCTGTTACACAATACACCTCTTTGATTCCGGACTGTGATAAAGTACGACAAGCCCTTGCTGTTAATGTCTCTGACCCTATCTTGCGTATATTTTTATCTTTTAAACGCTTGCTACCGGCCCTAGCACAAACTATGCCGACTACTTCTTCCATTAAGCTGTTCTCCAGTGTTTAGCCTGAGGCACATAACCCATTTCCCATTCACCAGTAATATTGTCTATCTCACCATGATCAGGAGGGAATGCATACCTGCAAGCATAATATAGTGTTTCTATAGTATCATCATGGGACATCTTAGCCCCAAACTTGATAATCTCATTAATTAAATCATACTGTTGCTCACGTATATGTATTAATCCCTGACTAAATCTCGACGAAAGTCCTGAGTATATACGACTTGCCTTAGCTGTACCACCCGGTTTCTCGGGTACTATAGAGATATTCCAGTCATTTAACTGCCTTTTACGCTCATTAAGGGCTTGAAAGACAGATCTATTCATGGCTACGTCCTCTACAGTGCCAGATTCACAGTGATATTTGTTATATAGGTCTATTATGTAGTCAACTACTCCCATTCTGTCAATTATTTCACCTGTATGGTCTCTAGCTGCTACAGTTGGTATAGATCTATGGCGTTCGTACTCTAAAACGTATACATTGTTGTTAACATCCACTGCTATAATCATAATAACAGAGAAATCAGACGTCTTTGTATCAATATCAGTGGCAGGATCACAACCTAGAAAGCAATTCACTGGTATAAGCAGACCTCCAACCGATAGCCAACTGCGTCCGTCCCGCCAATGATACTGATAGTCATGAAACTTTAAGTGTTTCCTAGTCCATAGAGCATTCTCCATAGACTGTACCTGTAATTCGTACTCCTGATAGTAACCTTCAACCCCTTGGGGAGAGTCAATATACGTCTGTTTAATCTCATCCAGTCTCGTTCTAGGCATATACGAGTTCCAGAGGACTCCCCCCGGTCGGTTGGGCTGATTAACGGGATAAGTCATTACCTTCCATGCAAACTTGTCTATGGTCTCCTGACCGTCTTTCTGGACTTGTTCCCATTTGTCGAGGACATTCTGAATCATACAATCGTAATGTACTGGTGTTCCTATAAAAAATAAACGACATCCTGTCTGCGTCTTCTCGATAGCAGGTAAGATACCGTTCATAATATTGTCTACAATTTTCTCTCTGGAAAGCTGCGTTCTAGTATTTTCTTCGTTCTCTGCATCATCAACAAACACTCCACTATATCTGAGGGCGCCAGATTTGATCGTTGCCAGTGTATCTCCTCGCATAGATGTGAGATTTGATGAGCTAACGAGTCTATCCCCATAAGCTGTAATGAGGTCTTCTTGGTTCCAAGTCTCTCCTTTAAGATTCCCATAACCCTCCCTACCAAAGTAAAAGTTGATAACTTCATTATGCTCCAAGTGTAATTTAACATACGCTACATTGTTCTTTGACTTCTTCTGATTAGATGATACCCAACCGAAGAAATAATCATCTTCTTCATCTTTGAATCCCCACTCTTTAGCCTTCTTAGCAAAGCAGAGATCTCTTACAATCTTAGCCTTTACTAGAGTAGTCTTAGCGTGTCCACGAGGCAGTATGATAGCACATGGCTTATTAGAGTCGCTAATCAACTCTTCACCTATCTCATAATGAAACAAGGGAGTCTCAGATTTACTGAAATCCCCTGCCAAGAATAACTTGCCAAACGTAATTAAATTGTCGTATGCTGCTTTTAGAAAGCGTTCATGCTCTGAAGAGAGCTTAGTGATCAAATTTGCCATAGTCCTCTAATTCGTTAGGTGCACTTGGTAGATCTATAATATGGTAACAATCAGGACACACTAGTTTCGTCTGCCACCCCGTCACCCTCAACTCCATCAGTGCTTGGCACTTTGGACAATTCATCTTCCTCTCCCTCTGCTAAAACTTTAAGTTCTGCGGATTCTATCTCTTTAAGTTTGTCACCGCCGAATCCACCAAATTGGAATGTTTCCCTACCTGTTAATGAGCTTCTATGAGTCTCTTTGGGTATAAGTGTATCCTTCAACTCCTTTAAAGACCTGAATCGTACACTATCATCCTCGCTACCCTTAGCAAGATCCCACATCTCCTTAAATATACCTTCTATATCAATACCTAGGTTCTTGGCTACGTCTTGTACAGACTTCCTCACCTCGGTCATTACTGTTTCACGTTTTACGAGCTCCAATGCTTTTTCCCTCCAGTTTGTGCTTGCTCCATATGCTTCTTCGTAGGACATTTGGAGAGACTTTCCTGTAGCCAATGCGACTGAAAAGATCCGTTCACGCTTTGTAGGATTCTTTCTAGCTCTCGCTCGCTGCTTGACTTCTTTTGCACTTCGTTGGGTGAAGGTGTATCTGTTTGGATGTAAATCAAAGTCAGTGTCCATTTCAAATTTATTGTCTTGGATGAATGTGCCTACTATTGTTCTGCACCATCCGTTCTCGTGATTTTTATAATTCGCTCTATCATGTGGATGTGGTAGAGGCTTCTGCCTAAGGATCTGGACGATTCCTCCGTCATTGGCTAGGACCCAATCCCTCTCCCTCCCCTCACGCCAGTTTGTAACCAGCTCGGGGACAACCCCATCCTTATGCAAGAAGTGTCTCTCAAATTCTGTCTTATTCTCAAAAACGATATGCTCAACGTTCTTGATCTTTTTGGATTCTATGCTTCACCTCCACCGAGTAGAGAGTACCCTACGTGTTCCGCTCTGCCCATAAGATGCCCGCCCAAGTCGGGGCGAGGCAGGCATTCATGGGTGAGCTCTCCATGATTGCTTGATTTAGCTAAATGATAGTTGGGATGCCACACTTCCATATAAGTATCACACATTCTACATCGCCAGACTACTAGACAGGGCAATGACATCCTCATGCTCTTCGAGTAACTCGTCGTAGATTCCATCCTCGTCCTTTAGTATAGACTTGACAGCCCACTGAGCAGACTCTTCAAGCCTTTCCATTGCTATAGTTAGTTCTCTATTATCC